TCTTCCATAAGATGGCCAACCCGAAAATCATTCCGAAGAAAAGCGCAGTCGCCGGGAAAATTCCCGCCACGACCGACCTTGCTCTGGGCGAAGTGTGCATCAACCACACCGACCGGAGGCTTTACACTCGGAATCCCGCGACTGGCGAAGTCTATAGGCTCGCAGGCGCAAAGGAAGCACCCGACCGCATCTGGATGTTCGACCTCATCGGCGACACCACCTACCTCGGCTACCTCCTCTACTCGGCCTTCCCCAATTCCGGAAGCGTCTTTGACGCCACCGCATGGGAGATCGTCCGAACCATCTTCAACTCAGCAGGAACAACCACCCAAGAATCCAGCGCCACCGGCGCGTGGTCGAACAAAACCCAACTCCAGTTTTCTTAAACCCAAAAATCCAAACACCATGATCGCATCCGCACCATCCAGCATCGACTCAAAGCAATACGACCGCTACGCGCTCAACCTCATCATCTCCGGCAGCTATGACGGGGAGGGCAAGCCAGAGGCTTCGGTCGTCTGCAATCTCACCCCGCTCCGCATCGAAGACGGCATGGTCGAGACCCAGCCCGCCCACGCGAAATCGATCCGCCTCGGCTCGCTCGCTCATGCCGACGAAGCCACCCTCGCATGCGTCGGCGCGATCCAAACCGCCCTCCAACAATTCATCGCCGCGAAAGGACTCTGAGCCATGGCCACAAGACGCGCAGTAGCAAACGGCAACTGGTCGGCCACCGGCACATGGAATGGGGGTGCGGTTCCCACGGACGGCGACACCGTTTATGCCAACGGATTTAATGTAACCCTCGATGTCGATGTCAACATCGGTGGAGCGAACAACCCCACCGTCAACACCGGCTCACTTGTCTCAGGTCAATGGTATGAGATTGTGAATGTCGGTGGGCAAAACTGGGTAACACTTGGAGCGGCCAGCAATACCGTCGGAACGGTCTTCCAATCCACTGGCACAGGCACAGCAGGCAACCTCGGCACGGCCCGTGCCCTCGCTACGCTCACTTCGGCGACCAACACCGCAGCAGGAGCGACTACAGGCGGCGGCGGATTCGCCATGCCTACAATCCGCGCCATGACCGCCGACCTCCGCGCAGGCACGACACCCTGCCTCAATGTCACCGCTACTACTGGCACGCTCGCGCTTTTGGGAATACGGGCAGTCGGAGGCACTTCAACGGCGGCATACGGAATAAATTGCTCTGCTAATATCGATGTATCATCATGCACATTTACAGGCGGCGGTTCTGTGTCGCATGCAATTCAATTTACAGGAGTAGTCGCAAATATAACAGGATCATCTGTTTTTATAGCAGGATCAAGTTCTGGCGGGTTTTCATTTAACAATGCTTCAGCAGGCACTGTTAACATATTAGTCCCTTGCACATTTGTGGCGAATTCAGCGGGGAATTGCAATGTTTTTAACAATGCGTTAGCGGGAACAGTCAATATCTCCGCTTCTTGCATATTTAATGGTGGCAGTGGGAGTGCTTCAGTTTCATTCAACAATAATTCTACAGGAACCGTAAACTTCTCTGCGCCATGCACCTTCAATGGCGGCAATGCAACTGGATGTGTGGCTTTTATTAATAATTCAACAGGTTCTGTTACAATCACAAACGGCACTTTCACCGCCAGCGCATTCGCCAACGCTATCAACATCAGCACCCCCGGAGCCGATGCCCGCCTGAGCGGCGATTTCCTCGACCACTGGAGCGGTTGGAAAGCCGTCACCGGCAGCAAGTGGCGTCTCGGCACATCGCCCACTCTCGGTCAACACCGCTTTGCTCTCGCAGGCACGACCGACTCGTATTTTTCGATGTATGGCGCAGACAACGGCTCATTCGGCAACCCCATCGCCGCCAATGTTCGCAGTGGCGTGAGCTACGGCGGCGGCAACCTCACCGGCACATGTGCAGTGCCAGCCGCAGGGTCGGTGGCGTTGGGCGTGCCAGTCGATGCGACCACCGGCACGGCAGTCCTTAGTGTCGCCAATGTTCAATCCGCTCTCACGGCGCAGGGCCTCACCACCGCCCGCGCTGGCGCTTTGGACAACCTCGATGCAACCGTTTCAAGCAGGCTCGCCCCCAACGGCACGCTTGCCACGGTCACAACTCTCACCAACGCGCCGACCGTGCCAAGTGCCGCCGCCATCGCCGATGAGGTCTGGAACCGCCAAACCTCCGCGATCACCGCGACCAACTCGATTGGCGAGCGTGTCAAAAACACGGCCACCACGGCCATCGTCGGCAACCTCCTCGCTCAAGCCAACAGCTAATGAGCGCCGATTCCACAATGCTCGAAACGATCAGCCATGCGGCGGCTCAGTCCGACCGCTGGCTTTTCGTGGCGCTTTTGGTCATTGGGATTTCGGCCATTGGCATTTTGTTCAAATACTTCACAGCCAGACTGGACACGCTCCAAGATCGCATGGATGGCCAGACTGCTGAGTTTGTCGCGCATTTGAAAACGGCAAACCAAGAAATGCTCTCCGTCATCGCCTCGGCCAAATCTGTCATCGAGCGAGTCGAACGCAAACTGGAAAGCAAATAAGATGCCGAAGTTCGATTTCTATCCATCGTTCAACGCCGGTGAAGTCTCGCCCTTCATCGACGCCCGGACGAGCTTGGAGAAATACCGCAGCGCCTGCCGCACGCTGGAGAACTTCCAAATCCTCCCCTACGGCGGCGTCATCCGGCGCCCAGGCACGGAGTTTCGCGGAGCGGCCAAGTCGGCCACAAGCCAGACCCGCTTGATCGGATTCAACTTCTCGACCACCACTCGGTTCGTCATCGAAATGGGTGCAGGCTACATGAGGTTCTGGAGTCCCTCCACAGGAGCGCCGGTCAATGCGGCCACTCCTGCCGCATGGGCGACCGGGAACATCTACGCAGTCGGCAACTATGTTTCCTCCGGCGGCACGACCTACTACTGCGTGACTGCCCACACCGCAGGCACATTTGCTACCGATCTCGCCGCAGGCCGCTGGGTGGCGCAGTCGATCCTTGAGATTCCCACTCCCTACGCCGCCGCTGACCTGCGCGAAATCCAATTTTCCCAGATCAACGACATCATGTATTTCGCGCATGCGAACTACCTGCCACACAAGCTCTCTCGCCTCGCCGACAACAACTGGACATTCGCGCCAATCGTCTTTGACTATCCTCCGCTCCAAGACCAGAACGCCACCGAGCAGGTGGTGAACATTTACCCAAACCCGGACACTTGGGTCGCTGGCACAAACTACATCCTCGGAGACTATGTGCGTCCTCCCGCATGGGCGGCATCCACAGCCTACGCTGTTGGCGACATCGTGCTGAGTGGCGACATCGCCTACCGCTGCGCGGTTGCCCACACTTCGCCAGCCACCTTTGCCACCACCAATTGGACCGCACAAAACCAAAGCGGGCAGGCATTCTACTACTACGCCATGAGCGCCCACCGCGCCGGGTCGAACTTCGGCGTGGATCAAGCCGCAGGCAAATGGTCGCAATTCCCGGTTCCGCTCAACGAAATGGGCAAATACTCGGTCAGCGCCGGGTCCGGACTTTTCCCGGCTTCCACCATCGGCTCCCAAGTGGAACTCAAATGGCAAAAGCCAAACTTCTACGCCGAGCAAGTCATCACCGGCAACTTTGTCTCGACCACGCTTGCCGTGGAGGGCGGATGGGATTTCAGCACCTCCGGCACATGGACGGCCACCGTGCAAATTCTGCGCGTTCCCTCGGATGTCTTTTCCGCTGGGCGCATCGTGGCCACTGGCACGCGAAGCGGCACGGTAGTGAGCGTCTACCACCCATACCATGGGTGGAACAATGGAGACCGCATCTGTGTAGGAGATGGGCTATCGACGAACAACTACGCCACGCACGGAGCCGCCATCACCGTCACCGGCACGCACACCTACACCTACGATGTTGGATCAAACGCCCAGACCGGCTACCTCGACATCTACCCGGAGAACCTCACGAAGATGGAGATCGTGAAGGAATATGCCGTGGCTGCGGACCGAAACATCATCGCCAGCGGCACGGAATCCGCCCGATGCGGTTTCAAAATCCGCATCTTGGACTGGGCATCGGGGTCTGGGAAAGCCCGATTGGAAACCGACACCAAGGTCACCGGCGGCATCGCCACCATCGTCGGCGCCGCGCAGATCAATGTGGACAAGTGGCTCGGCGAGGGGCCACGCAACCAGCGCAACACCAAGTTCTGGGCGTTCGGCGCATTCTCTTCCAGTCGCGGCTACCCGCGCTCAGTCGCCATGCACGAACAACGCCTCTGCTTCGGCGGCACATCCTCCCAACCCAACACAATCTGGTGCAGTCAGATTGACAATTTCGAGAACTTCAAGACCGGCGTTACTGCAAGCGATGCCGTGCAGTTCACCCTCGCCGCCTCCGAGGGCAACCGCATCAATTGGATGTATAGCCAATCCCAACTCCTCATCGGCACAAGCGGCGACGAGTGGACCATTGGCAGCGCCGACTCCTCAGCCTCGCTCTCGGCCACCAATGTGCAGGCAAACCGGCAATCCTCCTACGGGTCAAAATACATGCGAGCCGCGCTGGTCAACGATGTCCTCCTCTTCGTCCAGCGCAACGGACGCAAGGTGCGCGAACTCGTCTACGAACTCAACAAGGACGGATGGGTTGCGCCAGATTTGACCCTCCTCGCCGAACACATCACCAGCGGCGAGATCGTGGAGGTCGCCTACCAACAGCAGCCCGATGCCGTCCTCTGGTGCGTGCGCGGTGACGGCACGCTCATTGCCATGACCTACGAGCGCGACCAGAAGGTCGTCGGCTGGCATCGCCATGTCATCGCCGACAATGCCCTGGTTGAATCGGTCGCCACCATCTACGGCAACGGCACGGAGGACGAAGTCTGGATGGTCGTCAAGCGCACCGTCTCCGGGCAGGACTACCGCACCATCGAGCGGTTCCCGCTCCTCTGGCGCAAATATCTCGACGACCAAACCGCCAACTCATGGCGCTACCTCGATGGGTGGTCCGCCTTTGCCTCCGGCGCAGCAGACCGCACAATCTCCGGCCTCGACCGCTTCAACGGCAAGACCGTCACCGTCATGCAAGACGGCCAAGCCCCCATCAGCCGCACCGTGGCCAGCGGAGCGATCACCGTTCCCACCGCAGCCGCAGGCTATGTCGGCCTGCCCTACACATCGACCCTCACGCCCATGAAGCTCGACATGGACTTGGAGGACGGTTCCTCCCAAGGCCGCAAGAAGCGCATCCACAAAATCATCGCCCGCCTTTACAAGAGCCGGGGAGGGGAGGTTCGCACGAACAACGGCGACTGGTATGCCCTCGCGGACACGCTCACCACCGGCGACCAAAAAATGATCTTGGCCGGTGCGTTTGGAATCGACGCTGACCTCACTCTGCGGCAAACTGCTCCTTATCCAATGGCTGTCATCGCCCTTCAACCTGTGTGGGATACTTTCGGTAATGAATAACATCACCATGCGACCTTACACGGAAAGCGATTACGACATGCTCTGCGAGTGGTGGCACGCGCACGGGAAGCAACGCCGCCCGGAGCAAATGCTGCCCAAGTGCGGAGTCGTCTGCGAACTCGATGGCAAGCCGACCAGCGCCCTCTTCCTGCACATGGACAATTCCTGTGGCATGTGCATGGCCGACCACGCCGTGTCCGTTCCCGGCTTATCCCTCAAGCAAGCCATGCTCGCCTTCCGGCATTGTGTGTCGTGCCTCAAAAAAATCGCCAAGGATTTCGGCTATCACACCATGGCGGTCTTCACCTATCCCGGCATCGCTCGCGTGCTGGAGCGGCAGGGGTTTCGGGAAGGAACCCGTGACCAAGTTTTTCTAATGAAATCACTACAGGAGGAATTTTAGAATGGGTGCTGATGGAGGGGTAACAGCAATGTTGGTGGTATCCACGCTTGCCACAGCCGCCTCGACCGGCGTGGCCATGTATTCCGCCGACCAGCAGTCGAAGTCCCAAGCTGCCATCGCGGATTACAACCGCCAGATCAACGAGCAGAACGCCTCATGGCAACGCATGGCCGCAGAGCGGGCCGCGCAGGCCGAGCAGTTCAATTCCCAACTCGCCATGTTCAACGCGCAGTCGCAAGCCGACCAAGCGAACATGAACAACATCCTCGTCCAACAACAGGCGCAGCAACTCCGCGCTCAAGCTGATGGCGTCGATACCCAAGCCCGCCAGCAGGCCGAGCGCATCCGCGCCGAGAAGGCCCGCATCCTCGGTCTCCAGCGCAGCCAGTTTGCCAAGGGTGGAGTCACCCCCGAAGGTAGTCCGCTTGCTGTTTTGGCTGATACCGCGAACCTCTACGAGATGCAGGTCGCCGACACCAAGCTCCTCGCCAATCTGGAATCCAACAAGAAACGCTACGAGGCGGACATGAATAGCCTGGTTGGCGATTTCAACATGAATGCCGACCTCTTCTCCAGCGCCATGGCCAAGAAGAGCGCCCAGATTTCCTTCAACGATGCCCAGTTCGCCGAGAAGGCCGCAGGCGCAGGCTACCGCATCGCCATGCGCCAAGCCGCCATCGAGCAGCAGGCAGGCTACGCAACCTCCCGCGCAACCCAACTCGGTGGCTACGCTGCCGGAGCCTCCGGAGTCGCCCAGATGGGCCAGATCGGTTTGTCCGCCTACGGAAGCTCTGCATCGAAGAATCCAACAGGGACGGTCACTGGTTACGGTGGCCAGCAATATGTCCCAAAAACATCCGCAACCGGAGGCCAATACTACGCTCCGTTGAGTGGGAGTTTTAAACCCGTTCGCTAACCCATGCCAACCATCCGACTCGCCGACATCCCAAACGCAGGCCCGCAAGCCCTCGGCCCCTCGACCGGCATCCTCGCACCGCAAGCCGCGAAGCTCACCGGAGCCGCCATGGTGGATTCCTCCATCGCAACCCGTGGCGCCAAGTCGATGCTCGACCAGACGCTCGCGCTCGATGCCTTCTCAAAGGAGGACGCCGCAATGGGCAAGATCGCCTACCAGATCGGCCAAATCGGCGAGGTCGCCCTTGCCTACTCCGAAAAGATGGCGAAGGCCAAAGACACCGCCGACCTCGCCCGCGCCGAGACCCTCATGCGCTCGGCATTCGA